CCATAAGGCAGGTCCCGTCGTTCCCGTCGTTCCCGTCGTTCCCGTTGACCCAGTTGTACCTGTATAACCCGTCGTTCCCGTCGTTCCCGTCGTTCCCGTTGACCCAGTTGTACCTGTATAACCCGTCGGTCCCGTCAACCCAGTCGGTCCAATCGGACCAGCCTGTAGCACCGTCAACGTAATACGCGTGTAGGCGGTCTGCAGATTTACAACCGAGTTATCATACACAAAGACTGCTACTGTAGCACCAGGAATCATCGTCACCATAAAAGAGTTTTGATAAATATTGCTAGTAGTCAACATCGTAGCAAAGGATCCCGATCCTGCTCCCGCATTAGACAACTGGATATACGTGGAACCGTTACCCGTTACGTCCTGTTGAATCGTGTATTCAATGAGCACAGGCAAGGTTGACTGTGAGCTATTCGTGAATGCTCCCGCACTCGGTGAGATTCCAGTGCTATTAATAGTCTGTGTCGCATCATTGGCAGAGAAGTTCACTTGCGTAGCTGTTACAGCAGGAATAGTCTGGACCGATCCCAGCTTGTATGACATCACCGCTGCATTAACAGCAGGTCCCGTTACACCTGTAGCTCCCTGTGCTCCTGCTCCTACCACAGTAAACGTCACGCGTGAAATGGCCTGTTGGATCACGGTAGCCAAGTTATCCGAGTAATACACAGCCAAAGTGGATCCAGGTGTGACCAGGATAACGCAGGAATTGGAAACACCGTTTGTATCATTGAATGTACCACCAAACATAGAAGCCGTGTTACCATTCAGTGCTACACCCGAATAACCACCCGAGGTCGTGGTCATATTCAATGTGTATTCTACAAGAATCGGCAGAGTAGCAAGGGAATTGTTCGTGAACACACCCGAGTTTGCACCGAGATTGATACTATTTTGCGATTGAGTCACATCCAGTGTTACGAACTGAACAACCTGATACGATCCAGGATTCACCGTTTGATTTCCAGCCATCAGATATGATGCTTGGGCAGCAGAACCAATCGGTCCCGTTACACCTGTGGGACCTTGTCCACCCGCCGTTAACAGCGTGCAAATAATGCGAGAATTAGCCAGAACTGTTACAGAGGTATTGTCCATGTAGTAAACACCAAAGTAGGCACCAGGAGCCAGTAACAACGTGGCAGAGTTGGAGAATCCGTTGCTGTCATTGTAGGTACCGCCAAAGAGATTGTTCGGTCCATTGATACCAACTGCTGTATAACCTCCTGCAGAGGTAGACAAGTTCAACGTATATTCTACATTAATAGGCAAGGTAATCGTCGTGATATTGGTGAAGGTTCCCGTGGGACTTCCCGAATAATTATAAGCAAGTCCAGCCATACCGATGGTCTGACCTGCATCTTGTGCTGCGGCAGGCCATTGAACGAGGGTGCTTAATACCGCCGTTGGGACAATCGTCTGGTTAATCCCCGTGGAGCCATAGGCGAGCTGGGAGACTTGTCCTACTGGACCTGTGGGACCTGTTACACCCGTTGTACCCTGTTGTCCGACTTGATTGGAGGTGACTGTGAAACGTGTACCCGTTAAAATGGTAGTAGTAGCATTATCCATGTAGTAGAGACCAATGGATCCGCCTGCAGGTACTAGAACACTGACTGAATTGGAAACACCGTTACTGGCATTGTACATACCGCCAAAGTAAGTTGTGACACCTAAGACAGTTAAACCGACTGCCGAGTAGCCACCTGCAGTGGTATTGAGTGACAGGACATAACTGGCTGTGACAGGGATGGCTTGAATCGTAGCATTCGTGAACAGACTCGTCACACCGCTAAAAGCAAATCCCGTGACACCCGTGGTTTGAGTGGGATCTAAGGTCGTCAGAGTGACTACACCCATGGCAGTGGAGGGACCGATAGACTGTGATCCAGGGGCAAAGAAGGAGATCTGGGAGGCTTGACCGATGGGACCTGTGGGACCCGTATTACCGAAGGAGGAGCCGTTGATGGATGAAATGGAAGAGAAGAGGAGCAAATTGGAATAGGTGACATTGCCGTTCAGAGTGGAACCCGTCAGAGTGGAGTAGTTGATGAACTGACCAAACAGAGTGGACGTCGTAATCGTAGAAGCAAATATGGTAGACGTGATGAGAGAAGAACCCGTCAGTGTGGAGAATTGATTGAGTGCCAAGGAGGAAACATTGATGTTGGCAGCGATCAACGTAGACACAGTAAATGTGGAAAATGCAAATCCCGTGTTCATGCTGATGGTACTCACAGCGATGGTAGATGCAATTAGGGAAGAACCAGTCAGTGTGGAGAATTTATCAAGAACCAAAGAAGGTACTATAATGGAGGAGGCATACAGTGTAGAGACGATCAGGGTGGAATTGAAGAATCCTGTATTCGCAGTGATGGTACTGATGGCAATGGTGGATGCAATCAGGGACGATCCCGTCAGTGTAGAGAACTGATTAAGAGCCAGGGAGGAAACATTGATATTCGCAGCGATCAAGGTTGACACTGTCAGTGTGGATGCAATAAATCCCGTATTACCGCTAAAGGTGGACAGAGCCAGTGTTGAGGTCGTGATGGATGAACCTGTCAAGGTAGAAAATAGCGACAGATTCAGAGTAGACACGCTAATATTCGCAGCGATCAGAGTACTAACAGTGAGTGTAGATGTGAAGAATCCCGTATTCCCGCTCATCGTGGACAGAGCCAGTGTGGAGGTCGTGATAGATGAGCCTGTCAAAGTAGAGAATAGTGACAGATTCAATGTGGAAACACTGATATTTGCAGCGATCAAGGTAGACACAGTAAAGGTGGATGTGATAAAACCCGTATTACCGAGAAATGTGGAGGCATTCGCAATGGTAGTGGAAACGGTGGAACCTGTTAGTGTACTAAATAGTACATTGCGTGCAATCACACTGGAAACAGTAAGGGTGGAAATGTTTGCCGTGTTTGCACCGAGTGTGGATCCGAGAAGCGTGGAGAAGTTGATGAACTGGACGTTGGAGGTGGAGACATTTTCAACATTCACGGATAGTGTAGAGAATGAAACAGTGGATGCTGATAATGTGCTGAGAGACACCAAGTTGTTGACTGTGAGTGTATTGTTTAATGTACTGGAATAGACAACTTCTTTATTGACCGTATCATACATCATGAGTGTACTGGCAGCCAGGTTGCGAATGGGATCCATGTACAATGCATTAGGAGCCACACCTGATAGAGCAGTGCCTGATGCATTGATAACAATGGAAGAGGCAGGTTGTGAGACAGCTCCTGCTTGATATCCTATTGCAATGGCGGTAGCACCCTGTAAGGTGGAACCAGCACCTGTTCCTAACGAAACAGCGTTTATGCCACCATAGGGATACGACATTATATCTACTATTTCGGATAAATCTTTTTGTAAGATTTGTCTGAAACACAATACTTGTATTAACTTGTATTACTAACTTATGATTAACCGGATGCATTATGATAGAGATTCTATATAAAATTATAGAAGAAGCGACTAAAGCGACTTGTTAAGCGAAGCTACTTGTTAAGCGAAGCTACTTGTTAAGCGAAGCTACTAAAGAGACCTGTTAAGCAATGCGACTTGTAATAAAGCTACTTGTCCCTGCAGTGTAGAAATCTGTGCCTGTTGTTCTTGAATGGCTTTGACAAAATAGGGTGTTAGATTAGCTTGAATACCCATAACTTGATCAGGTACTAGTCCAACTTCATCCCCAACAGGATTACTATATACAATTTGATCGGGTAGAATAGTTTGATATTCTTGTGCAATAAATCCAATTTGATGTGATTTATCATGTGTGAGATAATCAAATTCAACAGGGCGTAGTGCAAGTAGGATAGAGAGACCACTTGAAATTCCAGTGATATTTGTTTTGATACGACGATCAGATGTGGTACTGAATGCACTGGAAGATCCATTGCCCCAATAGATTCCTGTAAGTAATCCAAATCCTGAGCCAATCTGACAAGTAAATGAACCCCTACCAGTTGCACCTGATCCAATTATAATTTCATATGATGTATTCATTGTATTATTTGTAATTGTATTAGATCCTATATATGTATTTGATGAGCCATACATGTTTGTATATCCTGCAGTTTGTCCAATAAATGTATTAAAAGAACCAGATATAAACGATGAACCAGTGTTTTGTCCAATAAATACATTAGAAGAGCCATCAATATTTGCCATACCCGTATTTTGTCCAAGAAATGTATTTTGATTGCCATTTGTATTTGCCACACCAGTGTTTTGTCCAAGAAATGTATTTTGATTGCCAGTTATATTTGCTAAACCAGTATTTTGTCCAAGAAATGTATTTTGATTGCCACCTATATTAGCTGAACCAGTATTTGCTCCAATAAATGTATTAGCAGAACCAGCTATATTTGAAGTTCCAGTATTTTGTCCAATAAATGTATTTTGAATACCAATTGTATTTGCAAACCCTGTATTTACTCCAAGAAATAAATTACTATATTGATTGTTGACTGTTCCTAATCCTTGTACGATCTGATTGTCTGTTGAAGATGCAAGTAATTTAAATACATTAGAAAAAGAGGCATTATAATTAATAAACTGTGAATATATTGTACTTACTGTAATAGTACTTGCTTTAAGGGAAGAAACCTGAACAGACGAAACATAAATGGCATCACTCGGTTTTAACAATCCACCCGTGGATGTGATAAGCACATAATTACTTGATATAGGATATTCATAATTTCCAACGACGTATGTTGTATTTCCTTGTATTCCTCCAGTGCTTCCTTGTTGATTATACGTTCTAATAACAAGCGGTCCACTATTGACAGCGGTAACACCACCATTCTGTTGATTCAGGTCTTGCGACATCTAGATTCAACAAAGATTTGTATTATACAAATCGTATATAAATCATAGGCAACATAAAGCGAACATTCCGGATCAGTAAACAGAATGACAGCGGGAGGCGGACTCTTGCAACTTGTAGCAACAGGGAAACAAGATGCTTTTCTGACAGGCAACCCCCAAATCACATTTTTCCGAATGGTATATCGGAGACACACGAACTATGCGATTGAACCACAAGTCATGTATTTTGACGGTACCCCCAATTTTGGACAACGTGTGACATGTCTGGTTCCGCGTCGCGGTGATCTCCTCGGTCGTCTGTATCTCAATGTAGTTCTTCCGATTATCAAGGATACAAAGGGAAATATCCTCTCCTACACGAACTCCATTGGGCATGCTTTAATTCAAGAGGTTACTCTGGAAATTGGCGAACAATTGATTGACCGACAAACAGGAGAATGGATGGAAATTTGGACACAATTTTCAACACCTGCATCGCAACGGAGTGCCCTCAATCAGCTCATTGGGCGACAAGAGAATCAATATGAGAATACACAGATTTATGCAGGTACGAATGGATTGGAGCTTCTTATCCCACTTCAATTCTTCTTCTGTAACAATCCAGGATTGTATCTGCCGCTGATTGCATTGCAATATACGCCTATTCGTATTAATATTACGCTGAGACCCCTCTCCCAGCTCTTTTGGGTGACTCCTCCATCAGGTACACAGGCTACATTTAATCCATGTATTACTACACAGGTGGATTGTACGACACCTATTACGAGTATGACAATGTGGGGCGATTATGTGTATATGGATGTGGAAGAGCGTCGTTTGTTTGTGAGTACATCACATGAGTATGTGATTGAACAAGTTCAGTATACTCCACTCTATTCATTTTACAATACACAGACAAATGCTACCATTTCAGTGGATTTCAATCATCCGCTGAAGGAGTTCTTTTTCGTGATTCAGCGTGACCAGATGACGAACCGCAATGAATGGTTTAATTACAGTAGTTTGGCAATTAATGAGATACAGCCTGCTACAATTACAGCGGGAAGTACGATTGCGATAGCGAATGGGATTGCTACAGAGTCTACGATTGGTGGTAATACTGCATTACGAGTTGACTTATTGTCTACTGCCATTTTGCAATTAGATGGGTATGATCGTTTTTCAGAACGAACTTCATCTTTTTTCCGTTTACAACAGCCATATGATCATCATACTTCCACTCCGGTTCTTTCCTATATTTACAATTATTCTTTTGCATTGAGGCCAGAAGATATACAGCCAACGGGTGCTCTTAATGCAAGCCGAATTGATAGTATTGTATGGCAGATTAAATTTAATCCAGCGTTGATCAGTGCTACTACTTATATTCCAGGTACGAATAATGTATATCCTGCACGAGGGAATGGACATGTTCGGATTTATGCTCACAATTACAATGTATTCCGAGTCATTAATGGATTTGGGGGGCTCTTGTTCACCATCTAAGGCGTTTTTTAACAAGTTCCTAAAAAGCACGCCAGGAACTTCGTTGGAACTTCATTAAATGAGGCACTTCGTGCCACCGAGTCTGTTATAGTATGACTATTTTTTTTAAAAAGTGATAGTAATGGCATCTGCCGCTCCTAATAAATCTGATAAAGAGGTTAAACCAGAGATTAAACCAGAGGCTTCGCCTAATAAGCCAGAGGCTTCGCCTAATAAGCCAGAGGCTTCGCCTAATAAGCCAGAAGTAACACCTAATAAACCAGAAGTAACACCTAATAAACCAGAAGTAACACCTAATAAACCAGAAGTAACACCTAATAAACCACAGAAGCCAGAGAAACCAGAGAATAAATCAGAGAAGCCAGAGAATAATGCAAAAGAAAAAGAAGCAAAACCAAAGGTACCTCTCACCGTCTCCCATTTGAAGTATTGGCGTGAAGGCGATGATCCCGCAAATGCTAATACAAATGAAGGAAAAGACGGTGCCAGTTTTTTATCCTACAATACATTTGTCTTGCTATCGTTATTAGGAGGATACATTGCATTAGATCATTTGTATCTACGTTCACCATGGACATTTGTGGCTAAAATCGGTGTTAATCTGTTTTTCTTTGGAGCATGGTGGATATGGGATGCAGCTCAAGCACTCTTTAATGAAGATACGGTGCGTCTGTATGGACTCAGTATTCCGCTTGTAGATCAACGAGTCGGTGCAGGATTCTTAGTAAAAGATATTCCTGACAAGAAGCATTTTCGTTTTTTCACATATGCTGCTGCTCTTATTTTTGGCGGTCTGATCGGTCTAGATTCATTTCTGGTGGGTCAAACTGAATTTGGTCTGTTTCGTTTAATCTGTACGATTACCTTTATTTTTCTACCTATCTCTATGATTGAATGGGTCTACAAAATGTATCAATTCTTTGTGAATACGAAGGATGTAGTGGAAGAGCATGCGAACTTTTTTGGGGCGTCACAGGGTCCATCTGCTGCAGATCGGTTCTCTGGATGGTTCTATACATTCTTACAATCCTTTTTAGGTCCTGTTATTACTCCGATCACGAGTACCATTGATAAAGGTCTGGATGCATATGACAAAACTCTGTCTGTAGTGGATACTACAATAAAAACAGGTTCAGATATCATATCAGGAGTGGGTAAGATTATTAATGCAAGTTCTAAGGCATCGTCTGTAATGCCTGGATTGGATCTGTATTCTAGTATTACGGGGCCTGCATTAGAAGGTGCTAAACAGAAAGGCGGAAATCTAACAGCAGACTTGAATCAATTGACTCAAACAGCCAACAAAGCAGACAAGAGCTTAAATCTACTTCCCTTTACATTAATAGGTACAGTTTTACTCGTTATTGTAACGGGATTTTACAAGAACTATTCAAAAAAAGATGCCCAAAAAGATGATGCACCTCCAAACCCATCAGCAGTTTCAAGCACTCCTCCACGATCCGCTCAAGCCAAAGCAACTTGATACTATTTCTATGGTTAAATTCGGTGCAACCTGGTGTGGTCCGTGTAAGCGAATTGATACAGCTCAACTGTTAAACTTGAGTGATCAAATTGTATGGTATGAATGCGATGTGGATGATAATGATGAGACTTCATCATATTGTGGTGTAAGTTCTATTCCGTGTTTTATGGCAATTGTGAATGGTGTTCCGCAACCGATGTTTCAATCATCGGATACGCAACAGGTAATTCAGTGGATGCAAAGGGGCTTTAAGGCTTTTTCTTAAAAACTTAAATAAGTGCATACTGATGTTCTTCTTCCAATTCAACAATCATACAACAAATACAGGCAACTAAGATTAACATAATTAAAACGATTATTGCAATGATAATTTCAATACTCATTTTTATAATGTAGTATATAACGTAGTATATAATGCAATATATAATGCAGTATATACTATATTATATATATTATTTTAAGCTTAGGCTTTTTAGGAACTTGTTAAAAAAAGCCTAATTAGCAAACATCAATCTCCCCCGTCCATTCACAACTTCATACACATTCCATGAATCCACATAGACTCGCATCTCTGCTTTCCTTGCCGCAAGATACAAATTAGGCATAATATTGGCCAACTGGATATACATGGTCGGCCGATCAGCTGTCGTTATATTTACTGTTCCTTCAGGGTTCCTGGGAGCAGGATAAACTGTTCCATACGTATCTCCTAGGGACCACATCATGGATCCAATACTATTCACTCTAACTATCTCATGTTTTGCCACAGGTACAATGTGATTCCACAGAGAAGCACCATATAAATCTTCCCGTTCTTTTCCCGCAATATTGAGTTTGATCCCATAATAGAATTCACTGGTATACGCCTGTGTATCACTAACAGGTTTATATTGAAAATAATCGTTATAGAAAACATCTAGACGATTCTGTTCCACCACAGTTGAATTACGAAAAAACCAGAACAGACGTTCAGCAGGATGTCGTCCATCAATATATCGTGTGGCTACTGCTTGCCCGCCTTTATCCAGAGGAATATAATCCAGTTCACCAAAGCTAAATCGGTTTTCAAATTGTTTTCGGAAAGGAATTTGAATCGCATTTGAACAGAGTTCTTCCCCTTCTTCCACAGAAATGTAATGCTGTACTGTGCTTAATAAAATGGTAGGTTGACCGATGTCCAATAAAGGTTTAGGAGAAAATGTAACGGGTCCATCAGGATATGCAATCACAAATTGGGACATCCATGGTGCAGGTTTACGAGTGAGCGGATCACTGGACACGATAAGATCTTCTAATTTTCGCAGAACTCCTTTGATGCGAAATGTTTGAGAAGGAAGTCCAATCAAGGGAAAGCCCGCATCTTTGGGGCACTGCATACCAGGAAGAGGCAGATAGATCCTAAGATGACCTGGTGTGGCTCTCATTTGCAATGCTCTGATCCCTGTGGCAGATATATCATTGGATGCAGCAGTGACGCCAGCTTGTTTGAATGCAAGCCCTGAACTATTGAGGGATCCTTCGGTCAATTGTTTGACGTAGAGACCGTCACCGCTCCATTCTTGAATGAGCATTTGATCTTGATAAAACTGGATGGATTCAAAGAGAAAATATCCGATTCCATTGACGTAGCCATAGGATGTTTGTGAGGCATCTGTTGCTGTAATGGGATAGAGTCCGTTTGCAATGGAGGGATCTATAAACCCTAAATCAGATACACTTAAAGGCGGCAACCATGTAGGCAAATCAATTTCTAATGCACATTCTGTCATGATATCTCCAAATGTATCAATTTCCACTTCAAACGATCCTCCAAAGTTGGTGCGTGCAATAGGAACAGTGGTGCGTCGTTCTGCCAAATGGGGCATAGAGGATCCGTACCGAGCATCATATGGAAAAATACTGTCTTTACTGTCTTTAACGAAATAATTATCTTTGACACCGCGTGCCACTAATTCAAAAAGTGCACCTTGACCACTAGATTGGTTGATCATTCTGATTAGGTGTAGGAGAGGATTTTAAGCCTAAAAGATAAAATCCTATTTATTCAATGGATATTCAAGCACTCCAACGATTCTCTGCAGGATCTGCCAACGATGATACACATAAACATCTGTGGATCCAAGGAGCTAGTCAGTTTATTCCACAGTTGAACCAGTTACTAAAGCCCGTCTATACACCTGTCATAAAACCCATTACCTATTTCCTGAATGATCAGCATACCGCAGAAGATGCATGGGTCCTAGGAAACATTCTGAAGTGTCATCTGTCTGATAAATCCACAACCCATACCTATCATATTCTGTATTCCTATATTTTGAAAGATATGCGTGATAAGCCGATTAAACTCCTGGAAATTGGGTTGGGTACGAATAACCCTACTCTGATTTCTTCTATGGGTTCTACAGGTCGTCCAGGAGCATCTCTGTATGCCTTTCGCGAGTATCTTCCACATGCACAGATTTATGGAGGGGATATTGACAAGGATATTCTGTTTGAATATGATCGGATTACGACGCAGTATGTGGATCAAATGGATCTTAGTTCATTTACATTTACAGGGGAATACGATCTGATCATTGATGATGGTTTGCATTCTATTGCGGCGAATGTTAATACACTCTTATTTGCATTGGATCATGTAAAGGAGGGTGGATGGATTGTGATTGAGGATATTCAGAGGATGGATAATTTTAATGTGATTGATTTCATTTTGCGGTCAAGGTATGAAACGCATATGATTGATGCGAATGGGTGCTATCTTTTCGCTGTGCGTAAA